ACTTGCATGTGCATTTAAAATTACTGTACTACCTTCTTCAATAGTATCACAAATCATATCAACGTCATCATTTATTTCAAGTGGCTTGTTAAAACTCTTACATTTAAAATGTTCGGCTAGATATTCTCCTAAACCTCTTGTACTACCTGTTATGTAAAATTTCATTCTACTCTAGGACCATTAGCAATAAAAAATGCCGCAATCCATTTTTCCCCTTTTGTAATAGGCATTGCTTCGTGTATAGTAGACTGGTTAATTGCTTCATCTTCATAATCGTATTCAAAGTAAAACATACCATTCTTAACTGGCTCTACTGTTACACCTAATTCTGGAAAGTCGCATGCGCCACCTTCATACCCATCAGTTAGCCAAAATATTCCTGTTGCTTTTCTATCTCCACCGTTTTCGTAATATGCAATATCTTTAGGTGTGTAAGGAAAGTCGTGGTGTAATCCAAAGTATTGCCCAGGTTGATATCTATAAATATCTCCTGCTTCAATATTTTCAATTGGAAATCCTACTGTTTCGGCTAATCGCTTTTTAAAGAATTCTCTATCCTCAGGTGATGTGTCCCAACTAATACTACGCTGTTCTACTTCTTCTGTAATTTGCCCGTATGTTTGTTCACGAGATTCCAATCCTGCGTCTGGATTCATGCCAACTTCTGTATACTTTTTTACATAGTAGTCTGACTCTTCGTCAGTAAGTACATCAGTAAAAACTGATATACGTGGCATATTTAATAATACTTTTTCCATCGTTATTCCTTTACCAAGCGTTCCATATGTATTTAGGCTCTAAGCCACAATTTGTTCCGGCATGCCATATTTTTCTATCTGTCCATTCATATGTTGTACCTTGTGGCTGATTATAAAATGCTTGTTCGTCAGCAATAAAAATATGTCCCCACTGTGGTTTACCTATATGGCAATGGTACCTTGGACAATCTTCTAAGTTTGCTTCATCGTCATGGACATCCCAGTGAATTGGTGCAAACATTCCAGGCCACACTCTACTGATCCATACATTCTTACAGTTTAATCCGTAATAAGTATTCCATGTATCAACTACAGTTTCATCAAACTGTTTACCTGGTATAAACATATCCCAGCCTGCTGAGCCGCCTTCGTGTATAGTTTTGTACCCTGCTAGTTCCCACATATCTAATATAGGATCTAATCCAGGAATATTATCTCCACGTTTGTGACTTGGCCCTATAAACTCGGGCTCAACACTTGCACATTGTTTAATAACTTTATCCCAATCAATAGTATCGCATACACCTAAATTTTTCATTTGTTTGGCCTTCCTAAAAAATGAAACAAGTATTGATGATGAATGCCCATACTAGTTCCTGCATGATAACTTCTGTAGTTATCCCATTCGTATATTTTACCTTGCTCTACATTATGAAAACATTCATCTTCGAGTATTAATACACTTCCCCAACGAGGTTTGTCTATAAAGCATACCCAACGTTTTAGTTCGCCTTGTGCTAACCATTCTTCTTCTTTATCTTCTACGTCCCAATGATACGGTACATTTGTACCTGGGCGTACATCACTAACAAAAACTCTTAAAGGCTCTGCATCTATAATTTTAGCAAACTTGTTTTGTATCTCAATATCAAAATGTTCTCCAGGATAGTAATCCCACCATTCAATATCTTGTAAATTATATCCTGCATTGTCCCATGTGTTTATAATTTCGTGGTACTTTCCTAGCAAATTAGGATTGTCTCTCCAATTTCCTTCTGATCTTTCTACAACAGACTTAACTGAATTATAGTCACCTGTTGTACAATCTTTACAAATTTGTACAATGGGATCCCAATCAATTATTCCGTTAGTAGTACCAATGTGTTTAGGCATTAAATAATTCCTTGTATATGTAACTCATATCTCGTTCTCCCCAGAGAACATGAGTACCTAAACTACGTTTGAACATAGTTTCTAAATTTAATACATTGTCTACAGCCGCACCTGTTTCTTCTAATCTAAACTGTGCTGTATCATGTATTATACCTTGCATATATTTTTCTTCTATGTAAGGTGTTTCAACAGGTACGCAACCGTACCAGTCTATAGCTCGCATTTGTCCTTGACTATCAGTATAATGACAGTGCGGATACATTGTTAGTTTATATGTTCCTTCATTATATTGATCTAAAATAATCTCTTTGATTTGTTGGCGCCAATCGCCTTCGGGCCAAAGGTTTGAACCATATATTATTTGATTACAACTTTTACCATACCATTTTAAATAGATACGTTTATCTTTTATATCTATAATTTCAGGTGCATAAGGTTTGCCTTCAAACTTTTTTATATAGTCTAATTCGTTTTGGAAAAACCAATCACATACATCTTGTGTATATAAAGGCCTATCTGTTGTTTCCATGTACTGATAATCATTTGGAAAATTATAATTTTTACAAAATGTTTTACCATCACTACTTACTAGAGGTTCGTATGTTTGCTGTGCCATACATGGGCTTCCATAAGTATCTAATTTTAAATACGGTTCCCAGTTCATGTTATTACCTTAAATAATTCTTGTTTTGGAAAAGTTGCAAGTGCGGCAGGAGTAATTTTAAAAGTTACTGTTACATTTTCGTAGTTAAAATCTTTCATTGCGCCTTGCTTGTTAATTGTATTTAACCAAGGGCTGATTAGATTATCAAACTGGTATCTAGTATCAAACAATTCTTCAACTGGTTGTATTTTTATATTAACTAAATTGTCATGCTCTGACTCAATTAATAGTTTTCTAACTACTAACTGATATCGATGTATGTTTCCGTAATTACTAGCAACATGTCTTTTGCCAGCGTTCATTTCATACCAGTTACCGTCTGGTTGCGTAAGAAACATTTGTTCTTCATCTAAGTCGATTAGATAAGATCTTTCACCTTGTAATGTTAAATGCCAGCGGTCGTCAATATCTGTATGGCTCATATATGTTGTGCCATAATCTAATTTAATAACCCTTGCTTCGCCCTGATCAACAGGTAACGACTTTAGCAAATCTTCCCATATAGTATTTTTATATTCAGATTTTACTTGCCAAGGGTCATAAAAAAATCTACCTAATGGCTCGTTTAGAGTTGTTTTTGCTTCTTGAAAATTAAAGCCCTTGCTAGGTAGACTTACAGAGTATTCAGTCTTGTGTAACATGCTAATATTTATGGCATAAGTATTGTTATGAAACTGTATTTGAACGAGGATTGGTCTAAGATCGGAATAAGCCTCAGTGGTGGTGCAGACAGTGCTTTACTTGCATACTTAATTTGTTCTAACACTAATGCTGACATACACTTTACCACACAAATTAGAATGTGGCGTACGAGACCATGGGCAGAATTTATTGCTGAAGATGTAGTAAAGTGGTTTGAAAATAATTTTAAAAACAAGTTTACACATCATAAAAACCTTGTCCCGCCTGAAATGGAAGAACCTAGTACAGACTTAATTACAGATGAATACGGAAAAAAGAAACCTGGTAATAGAATAATACTTAGATCATTTAATGAGTACATTGCACACAAACATAAATTAAATGCGTTGTATGCAGCCGTAAACAAAAATCCAGATATAGAATTTGACGGAAGAGTCAAAGAAAGAGATGAAGGACATTTAGAACCTCATTTTGTGCATGATGGGATTGACATTTGTCATCCTTTCGTGTATACTAAAAAGGATTGGATAATACAACAATACTACGATAACAATATATTAGATTTACTTTCTATTACTAGAAGTTGTGAAGGCGAGTTTAGCAACATAAATTATAAAACATATAAACCAGGAATGGTTGTACCGGAATGTGGAGAATGTTTTTGGTGCAAAGAAAGAGAGTGGGCACTTGAAAAAGTCAAATAGTTGTACATTTTGCATGCATCCTTTTACAGGACTTGCTACACGAGAAGATGGTGCTATTAAAGTATGCTGTCGTAGTCAGCCTATTGGGTTTATACAAGATCAAACTTTAGAAGAAGTTTGGAATGGCGATAAGATGAAAGAAGTTAGACGCCAAGTTTTGAATAATGAACGCCCAGATGTTTGCAAGCCGTGTTTCGACTTAGAAGATCAGGGTGTAGAGAGCTTACGTCAGCGTCATATAGCAGGAGTTATACCAGAAGCAAGAGTCAACTTATACCCAGATGCATTAGATGCATTAGAAGACGACTATAGCATGCCATTTGAACTTCCTACAATGGAAATTAAGCTCAATAACTTGTGTAATCTAAAATGTCGTATGTGTAATCCGTTGGATAGTACAAGTTGGAAGGACTGGAATCAAGTTACAGAGTTTTACAAAAAAGAAAACAACTATCTTATACCCACTGTAGACGCACTTGTAGACAAGCCAGGTCAATATATAGGACCGTTTGACAACTCAGACAACTGGTGGGCAAGTTTTGAAAAACTTTTGCCGTACTTTAGACGTGTAGAATTTGCAGGTGGTGAACCATTAATGGATCCCTATCATTATAAAATACTAGACATGCTTGCTCCATATGGTAAAAACATAGAAATAAAATATGCTACAAACGGTACTACACTAGGTATAAAAGGCGGACGTACTATACACGACTATTGGCCCAAGTTTAAAAGTGTTGCTGTAAATGTAAGCATAGACGGTATACACGATGTCTACGAATACATTAGAGGCAATGGCAAGTTTAGTGAAGTAGAAGAAAACGTAAAAGTATTTAAGAGCTTTCCTAATGTAAGTAGAGTAGTAGGTGCATTTACTGTGCAAGCAAATAATATTTTGCAAATTTGCGATGTTATAGACTACTTCTTAAATGATATGGGTATTATATTTTATTCACATAGAGTAAATTATCCTATGTCGTTATCTGCACAAGTATTGCCGCCAGAGCTAAAGAAAAAAGTTGTAAGTGATTTAGAGGACATGAAAGAAAAAGTACTAAATTACAAACTAGTACAAGAAAACGATTTACTTAAAAAAGTTACACTACAGCAGATACAAGATAATATTAATTTTTTACAATCAAAATGTATGTACGACACACATTGGCAAGACTGTATAGAATTCAACAAAAGATTAGACAAAACACGAAACCAAGATTTCCTAAGTGCAAATCCAGAGTTTAAGTTTTATGTATAAAATTATAAGCAAGTGGCCCCACCAAGATAGTATTCACGTTGAATGGAACATGGGTAAACGGTGCAATTTAGATTGCGGATATTGTCCAGCTGAAATACATGATAACTTTAGCCCGCATACTCCTTTGCAAACATTTAAAGATGCAATTGACAAGTTAGTAGAAATAGGTAAACCTATAAGACTAAGTTTCACAGGCGGAGAACCGTGTGTACATCCTAATATAAAAGAAATACTTGATTATGCAAGAGATAAAGTTGAATGGATAAACATTACAACAAACGGTACATTACCGTTTGAGTTTTATATTCGGTTGCCAGTAAACCATTACGTGTTTAGTATACATTTTGACAACGAAGTTGTTGATAAAGTTGTAAGCAACGTTTTAGTATGGGCGCAAAACAACGAAGTTGATAACTTACCTTTCCAACTTAATATTATGGCACACCACGAACATATGGAAAAGGTAAGAGAAGTTACACGTCAGTTTGACAATCATATTATACCATATGTAATTAGACGCATACGATGGACCGACGCAGACGACCGTGACTGGTTTGACGACCTGAGATACAAAGGCGATGACTTAAAATGGATTCTTGACAAAACAGCAACAGCAAAACCCAATGTAATTATTGACGATGACAAAGAAATGCATGCTAATGATGTAATAAAAGAAAAATTAAATTCGTTTGAAGGTTGGAAATGTAATGCTGGTGTAGAAAGTTTAATGATTAACTGGGACGGTGAAGTACATAGAGCAACATGTAGAGTTGGTGGAAGTTTAGGTAACATATACAACGGTAGTTTTGATTACCCAACACAATCTATTATTTGTACACGCAAATGGTGTACATGTGCCGCTGATATACCACTTACAAAGGTAAAATAAAATGGCAATCGTTTTTTGCATAGTTAATGATATAGATAGTTATAGTTCTGAAGATATCAAAAGAACAATTACTAATATAGCAAATTTTACAATCGCAAACATAAAAACAAAAGGTTATGAAGTTCTAGTAGGGAACAATGAAGATGAACTTTTACAACTTGCAAATAGATACGATTATGCTGTTGTAATGAGTCCTGGTACAGAAATAATTAACGGAGTTGCGTTTTTTGAAGCAATAGAAGAACTTGTAAAAAGAGACTTTTTTATAGCAGGACATGTATTAGATAGAACTATGCATAATGCATACTACGAACTACATCATCAGTGCTATGTGGTTAATATGGCGGTTTATAACGCATATAAGGGCCCTACAGTAGGTTCTTTTCAGAAAGACGTACAACATACCCAACTACAGCCACAACGTAGCACAAGCAATATACACGACGATTATACCCCTCATTTTGTCAATACAGGATTTATCGAAGTAACATACAAACATAAATGCCACGGGTGGAATTTACTAAAAATAGCATTTGAAAATGAGCTACCTGTAGTTGTTTTTGATGACAGTATTAGAAACAACAAAATACATTACTATCCTGAAAGCAAAGATGACTATTATAAACATTGTCATTTGATACAAGAAAAATTAGATTACTGTAAGAACGAGTTTGTACACACAGACAACACTGAATGGTCTACAGGTATAAATGAAAAGTACGAACAAGTTGTTTTACCTGCTAGTGGAACATTATACTTAGATTTGATTGATGCTGGTCGTGTAGTGTTTTATGACTACAATCAAAAAGCTCTAGACTATTGGAAAGAAGCATGTCCACGTAAGGAACACATAGAGTATGTGTTTGTGTACACTAACTTATTAGAAGAAGTATTAATTGTAGATCACTTAGATCCTAAATTAAAAACACTAGTAAACTTATCTAATATATTTTGTTACGAAGGCACTGTTGCACAATATAGTTTAGAAGATAGAATTAAAGCAGAAAGTTTATTAGAATATTGTCTAAAAAGCAAATTGAAAGATGTTAAAATTAATTTTACTCTTAAAGCAAATGCGCTAACTCAGGAAACACAGTTGCCGCGTTTAACCCTCTAATATTATCTAACTTATTAGTATACTCTTTAAATCCAGGTAGCATACGACTGTTGTCTTGTGCATTCATGTGTTTAAGTACAGCTTCCCAACGTTTCCAACCATAAGGGTTATGTTTCCAATAATCATCGTCCTGTCTGTAGTTGTTCCACAGCCAATCTTTGAAATCCATAAAACGTTCTTCAACATCTTGCTTGTCTTCTTTAGGCAATATTTGTATACTAAGGAATGTTGGAATATACAGTAGATGCATATTAACTAAGCCGCCACCCATTTGTGTTCCGCCTGGAACTGTTCCTGCATTTAGTTTTTTAAATCCGCTTTCAACTTTCCATTTCATAAAGTCTGGCAAATGTTTTACGTTGAATATTTGTATTGCTGTTGCTAAACTTGTTTGTATATTATCAGGTGTATTGTCAAGCATATGCAAAGTTTTTTCTACAGTATCAAAGTTTGTAGGAAAACGTATATACTCATCACGCTCGTGACTAGCATCCATACTAATAGCAAATTTAACTTTCTTAAATTTTGACCACATTTCAATTAGGTCTTCGTCAACTAATAAACCGTTAGAGTTATAACGTAGTAATATCTTATCTTGATAACCTTGACGCAATATTTCTTCAATAAACATCTTATGTTCTTTAATCATTAAAGGCTCGCCGCCTGCAAAGTATACTTGTTTTAGGTTTGGAATTTGTGCATTCATTTCTTCCCAAAACGTATCTTTTTCGTGCCACTTATTATTAAACTCTGATTTATCCCATTGCATTTGTCTTTTAACATCAGGGTCTTGTAATACAGGAATAAGTTTTTTGTGATCTGCTACCCACTTACTTGAATCATGCGGACTACACATTACACATTTAATATTGCAAGTATGTCCTAAACGCAAGTCTAAATAAACTAACTCTTCCGGTACTGTGCCATCTTCTTTAGTTTGTTCAATTAGGTGCGGAATGTCTACGCCATCTTCATGCCATGTTCCACTTTCCCAAACACGTTTACTTACAACACCTACTTTTTCTTCTTGGAAACATTTACGACAACTAGCAGGTATTTCACCATTCATCATAGTTGTTCTTACACTTTTCATGTAGTCATTGTTCCATGCTTCCATAGGTGTTTCTCTGCCAAAGTTTGCAGGTCTGCCATTTTCCATTTTAACAAGACCAACTTCGTGATCGCCGGACTCTGCACCACTAGCATTACTACTACAACACAAACGCATATCTCCGTTTGGTCTAGTTGCAAAATGTATCCAAGGTAAAACACAGAAGGTAGGAGAGCCTGATTCTTTTTCAATAAGTCTCTGATACTTACCTAGTTGAGTATCTTTATCGTGATACCAATCTTTATCCATATTTTTTTCCTATTATCATATATCTAGTGTATTTTGGCATTTCTAATTCGCCTACATAACTTACATGTACATTTGATTGTTGTATAAGCTCTTCCATATTGTTAACACATCTTACATGTTCTTCGTGTTCAAAATAATTATTACTTTGTAGTACAACTTTTGTTCCTGCTTCGAGATTGTCTAACCACGTATCGTATTGTTCCTGTGTTAAATGTTCGCAACTTGTATTAATAGCAACATCTGCATCAGTAGTGTAATCACACATATCTGCGACTGTAGCAAAGAATCTACCTTGCATATGATAACGCATATTAATTGTTTCTGCAATGGGTTTACAACTAGGATCAATATCTATACTTTCTATTTCTGGAATAGAAAGATCACTATTAAAAAGTAGACTTGCAAGTACACCATTCCATCCACCGTATATAGCAACACTACCTGCAAGTTTATGTTCTTGCATCTGCTGTATTAGCCAAAGTTTACTGTTTATTTGACCTTTCCAAAAACTTTCAAGTGTACGATATCTATCTTCACTATTACGAATAGCATCCATCCAAAATAATACATCTTGCATATCTACTTTCATAATAAACTTTCCAATGTCTTTTTTAGGCCTACTTCTAAAGGTGTATAATCTGTAAATCCTGTAAGCGTTTGTACTAATGTTGTATCAGGACACCTACGTGTTGCACTACCATTCGGTGCAGGACGTATTTCAAGTCTGTCTGGATTAATTCCCATATACCCCATTATTAGTTTTGCTACAATACTTATACGTGTTTCTACGTCTTGTCCCACGTTTACGGTATTGTTACTAGTAGTTTTTACTAGCATATCTGTCATACGTACAGCATCGTCAACGTAGCAAAAACTACGTGTGTCATTGCCGTTAATATAATACTCGCCTTGTTTACAGCGTTCTACAAACTCATTTACAAAGTGATCTGTTTGTCCTGGACCGTATACATTAAAGTAACGTATGATAAGATACTCAAGTCCGCTATTAGCAACTAAGTTTTCACCTAGTGCTTTTGGTATGCTATAACTCCAACGTGGATTTGTAATGTCATTGTACATAACTGGTACCGCTTCATCAGTAGGTACATGGTAATAGCCGTTGTCTATTGTACTGTTGAATATTTCACAAGTACTAGCAAATACAAACTTTGTGTTTGTGTTTCTATAACGTTCAATTAAGTTAATTGTTGGAAGTGTATTGTTAATAATAATATCAGTAGGCTGTTGATAAAACAACCTTGTACCGTTAGTGGCCGCTAGATGGACTACAATATCGCAGTCCGGCATTTTGCTAGTAACATTGTTGTTGCTTAGATCGTCAACTTCGCTATCCTTTCTATCATAAGGATATACCTCATAGGTGTCTTTTACATAGTTGTAATAATGACTTCCTATGAATCCTTTATGACCTGTTAGAACTTTTCTTTCCATCCTTTGTTTAACTCTCTTATATGTTTAAACCAATTCTGGTTAATGCCTTTTTGATCAAGTGTTTCAATAAGGAAGTCTAAATCTTTAGGTAAGCACTTACCGCCAAATCCTCGTGTACCGTCATGCCCCGGAACTTCCATGTAAGTTTGATCTTGTTGTACATCCATGTACATGTCTAGTATTTTGTTATAGTCTGCGCCAACGTCTTCTGATAAATCATAAAATACGTTAGCAAATGCAATACGCATTACTGCAAAGTTATTTGAAAACATTTTTATAAGCTCTGCTTCTTTTGTAGAGCAAGTTTTAATTTCGTCATCTAATAACCACTGTGGTAAATCTTTACTATCACAACCTACAACTAACGGACGCTTAAAGCAATCTGTGTCCCAATATCGTTCACGTAAAAATTCTGGTATGTAAATTATACTACCAACACATGCTTGAATACGTTCACTTGCGCCTAACGGTAATGTACTACGAATCACGAATGTTGCAGAAGGATTAAATTCTTGTATTTCAGCTATCTCAGAAATAACAGTATTAATATCTGTTTGTGTTTCAGTTGGTATGCATACAAATATTGTATCGCATTCTTTTAAAATTATTTTTTCTGTATCGAATGTTATGTCATGCACAACAGTTCTTGCATCACGAAGCAACCCCTTGTGTGTAGCTTTACCTACATATCCATATCCTAATATTCCAAATTTCATTGTTTCCTCTTTGGTAGTTTGCTATCTGCACTACTCATACAGCTCGGAGTTATACATGCTTTCGGTTGTTTAAATATTTCAAACCCGTCTGTTGTAGTGCCTAGTAGTTCATCATGACAACTATGACTACGCCTTACTTCTGTATCTCGTATAATAATACCTTGATAGCCTGCATTGCAAGACCACCCTTGAAATTTATTAAAGCCAAACGCATTAAACCGTTCTGCTTGATCTACTTCGTACTCTACTCCTTGAGCTGTTTTGAGTAAGACTTGGGCAACTGATTCTCCTTCCCAGTGTTGTGGGAAACCTTGTCGCATTGTTGTGATTTGGTCTTCAGTGTATCCATGTACCACGTGGGAGGCGGTTGGATCGGACTGGGGCTTGAGAGTGACGTTAATACCTCTGGCGGCAAATCGCTCAAGCCTTTCGTAAAGATCTTCAAACATTTGCGGAACCATAACTTGATTGATTGTAACAAAAACTCCTCCTTCCATAAGTTGTAAACATGTATCGCCGAATTTTTGTTCATCTGCAAACTCTGCATGAAAACTTGCTGTAACACTTCGACGTTGTAAACTTTTTGTACTACGTATGTACTTATCCCACCAAATAGGTCCAGGGGATAGGTTTGTGGTCATATGTATGCTTTGATATTCAGCTTTGTCATCGTTACAGTAATGTTCAACCAACGGCATAAACTGTTTATTTGCTGTAGGTTCGCCGCCTGAAAAACTAAAATGGAAGTCTGTAAAGTTATTAGCACGAGCTTGTGCTTTGATACTATCCATGGTGTTTAAGTATAATTCTGTAGGTTTGGTATCAGGGACACTAGATCTTGCGTGAGGCCAGCAATAACTGCACGAATAATTACAATATCTAGTGGTAATCCAAGAGACTGTGAAAAGATGGCTCTCTAGGAGAGTTTTCTGGCCAAACTCAGTAATATCTTGCCATGGTATTTGATCGTAATTATTGCTCATACAATGCTCCTGAACAATTTTTTACACACGTAATACACTTGTTTTCTCCTATCCAATATGATTCTAACTTTTCCCACATGCTTTGATTTGCAAGTGTATCATCTATATTAGCATTATTTAAATTTGGTACGCCTACATCTGTCATTATCATTTGACTGTTTTCAACTGTTAGGTCACGTAATTTTTGTAGCACCATATTTCCGTTAATTGGTTCTTCAATCCAATCGCTCCCTATCCAACAGCACGGTAATAGATTACCATAGGGATCAACATATAATTCATTCTTAGTAACGCACTGTGGTTCTATTGTTGATTTATCTATTAATTGTTGTATAGCATCTGGTGATAAAAACTTTTCAATATCATCTTTAAATCCGTTGTTCCATTCTGGCAAGGTTGCTTGATGTAAATCGTATGCATGACTTCCATCTTTATTTTGTACGGGGAAGCCTCCTAAGTTATAAAACCTTTTCGTAGATTTAAAGTTTACTTCAGTAACACCTAAGTCTAATAGATATTTTTCTAATTCTTTTGTTTCGTGTTCGTTATGTGCAAACACTAAACTGTCTACTCTTGCATCTCCGCCCGCATCAACAAATGCTTTAATACTTTCAATTACTTTTTCAAATTTAGTATGACGTCTATATAATTCATGCTTACCAGCAAACCCGTCTACAGCAAATATAACTTGTCCATTAGGATTAATAATTTTTGCAAGTGCTTGCCACCAATCTTTAGTTCGCAAACTACCATTAGTGTGTAATGCTAATCTTGCTGTAGGATTGCACCGTCTTACATAAGTGTAAATTTCTAAACAGTCTTTAGCAAAAGCAGGATCGCCATAGTTGCCGCAACTATAAAAATTGTTTAGTTTAGATAAAAACTTAGGGGTAAACCATTGTACAAATTGATCAATGCTTATGTCAGCATTTTTAATAAACGGTCTATCTGCGCCGCCATTAATGTTTCTAGCACACATAGGACACGCCGCTTGACATTTATCTGTAAGCTCAATATGTAATGCTGTTATGCTGTCTAAGTATTCTCTAATCATAACTGTCTTGATATGTTAAATGCTAGTGTGTACTTGTATTCATCTTGTAAATGACTATGACACCAGTGCTTAGTTGAACCTTTGAATAACATTAATCTTCCAGGTTTGCAATCATAAGAAATTTTTAGTTCATTATATTCTGTTGGCTCTTCTGGGTGTATTTCTAAATCATAACTTGGTGTGCTAAAATTAATCTGTGCCTCTTTAGGAGCATCTAAGTAATACACACCCGTAACAATAGCGCCACCGTGTGCATGCGGCATATGATAATCATTTGCACTAACACGATTAGCCCACATATTTGTTATACCAACACCTTCAACTTGGTACCCTAATGCTTTCATAAAGTGGTAAGATTTTTCTAACATTGCTTGGTTAAAATTATCAAACTCTCTGTACTGAAATAATGCTTGATTAGTATGGTGTGTAGTTTCTATACGTGCATCTAATGTACTGTTAGGTACTACTTCGTCATCGATAATTTTTTTCATTGCAGGAATTTCGTCCATACAAAAATTATCTTCAACTAAAATAGGTACACAAAAATGTTTATTGATCATTAAATTTTTCCTCTAGCCAATCAAAGTCGTTAATA